AATGAAGATGAGTTTAACGCTCAACTCATTAAAGGGTGGCGCGAAGTCGCTGACAAATTTGGCGATGCTCGCCGCACACAAATACTTAATATCTCAAAGGAAGACGAAGAACCTACTGAAACTCAGGAACTTCTAATCAATCTATCAAATCAGAACAATGTCTATGTTACTACCACATCAACTCTGTATTCGCAGAGGCGCGGTGGTGTAGGCAATAAGTTCAAAATGAGTAAGGGAGAATATGTAATTGCTACTGCATCGGGAACAAATCTCGATACTGTTTTACTGTTCTCTAATCAAGGAAACTGCTTCCACCTTACCCCTTCCGAACTTCAATTCGAAGAAGTAATTCCAATTGAAAGTTTAATTGAAATTGGTGCGAATGAAAAAATCGAACAACTTGTTTTCCTCAACAAAAAGAAACAAAAAGAACACATAATCTTTTTTACAAAAAAAGGTATTTTAAAGAAAAGTAAGCTTTCAGAGTACAACATAAAACGCAAAGGTGGTGTTAAGGCTCTAAACTTAGATAACGATGATGAAATAGTGTCGATTCTTTTTGTAGACAATGAACGAGTTGGTATGATGACGGCGCGCGGCCAGTTCGTATTGTGTGAAACAAAGGATGTTCGTCCAATTGGACGAGTAGCAAGGGGAGTTAAGGGTATAACTCTTAATAACGGAGACTTCTTAGTATCCGCGCGAGTGGTATCGCCAGATACAAAAGAATTTTTAAGTGTAAGTGAAAAAGGATATATTAAACGAACAACCGCAAAAGATTTCACAGTAACCGGAAGAGCAACAAAGGGTGGTAAAATACATCTACTCAAAGATACAGATGATAGGTTAATTGATTTTGCTCCAATAATCAATGAGCGAGAGTCTATCGTAGTAGCATCCAACGCGCAAATTAAAATCAATCTAAATGAAGTCAATCTTCTTTCAAAGGGCGCGCAAGGGACGAAATCTATGAAGCTTTCTAACGCAAAAGTTATTGGACTACTTGTTGTGTAAGTAGAGAAGTCAAAATTTGAGTTTAATTCAAAAATTTAGTATAATAATTATAGAAAGTTGAAGAAAACTTTCAGATTAAACACATTCATTAAAAATATTTATTAAACAAGGAGAATTTAAAATTATGAAGCTTACAGAAAAGTCAAATGAAGTATTCGAGTATGTAAAGGCTAATGGTGGAAAGGTTTCGATTCCTGAGCTTGCTAATGCACTTGATAGAACAGAGCGTTCAGTAGGTGCTAATGTAACTGACCTCACAAAGAAAGGTCTCGCAGCAAGAGAAAAGGTTGAGGTTGAAGGAGCAGATAAGCCGGTTACTTACGTCGTTCTTACAGACGAGGGTAAGGTTTTTGTTCCAAGCGAAGACGAGGAATAATTAAATAGGAGGGTTGAACAAACCCTCCATTATTATTCTTTTTTAAACAGATTAAACGAACAGAACTAGACAAACGAGGTAAAATTAATGTTAAGACAGGCAGAAAATAGAGTTAAAATTGAAGGAATTCTCGCAGAAATCGACATCAAGCTAGGCACATTTAATAAGAATGGTCAGACTATGGAGTCTATCGGAGGTTCAATCACTGTTAAAGTAGTTCAGAAAATTAGTGGTGAAGAAAAGGAGCTGGCAATTCCAGTTCATATGTTTGCTTCTAAGCTGACTAATAAGGGAACTCCGAATCCAGCGTATGATTCTATCAAGAAAATTGCCGATGAATATGTAAGTATTGCCGCATCTGAAAATGGTGAGGACGGCGCGGATAGAATTCGTATTACAAATGCAAGTATTCGTATGAATGAATATTACAGCCAGGATGGTAGACTCATTTCCTTCCCAAGAGTTAATGCCTCTTTCGTTCAGAAGATTAATAAGTCTGATTGCAAGCCAGAAGCTACTTATATGACAGAGTTCGTGGTTGCAAATAAAAGCGAAGAGATTGACAGAAATGGCGAAGAAACTGGTAGATATAGAATTGACGCAATCATTCCTCAGTATGGTGGAAAAGTTGATGTAGTTCCAATGTATGCTCAGAGCCCAGGAGTTATTGACGCAGTTAAAACTTACTGGGAAATCGGTAATACAGTAAAAGCTAATGGTAGACTTGATTTCTCAGCTACAACTGAAACAACTATCGAAGAGGTTGATTTTGGTGAGCCAATTGAGAAGACAAGAACTATTAATAGAAGTGACCTTATTATCACTGGTGGTTCGCAGGAGCCGCTTGAAGGTGACTTTGCTTTTGATGAGGGTGAGATTCAGAACGCTCTTGCGGAAAGAAAACTGAGACTTGAAAAACAGAAGGATAGAGATATGTCGAGAGCTGCTACAAGACAGACTCCGGCACCAGCCGCAAAGCACGGATTCCAGGACCTTGGTTTTTAAGGAGGTAGGCTCTAATGATTGATATTCTTTCAATTGAGCCTACGGTTATTTCTAGAGATTTAAAAGGTAAGTATTTGCTCCTATATGGTAAGCCGAAAACGGGAAAGACCACAATGGCTTCCCATTTTCCAAAAAACCTTTTAGTCGCTTTCGAAAAGGGTTATAATGCTATTGATGGAATTAAGGCTGTTGATGTTAATAAATGGTCGGAATTTCGTCAGGTTTTAAGACAATTAGAGAAGCCAGAAGCTCAAGAAATGTATGATACTATTACGATTGATACCACAACAATTGCATATGAAATGTGCGAACAGTTCGTATGTAGTCAGAATGGAGTGCAGTCAATTCGTGATATTCCTTGGGGACAAGGTTGGACTCTTGTTAAGAAAGAGTTTGAATCTTGTTTAAGAAAAATTACAATGCTTGGTTATGGTCTTGTTCTTATTTCGCACATTGAAACAAGAAAAGAAAAGACCGCAGATGATAGTGAGATTGAAATTCTTGCGCCATCAATGCCAAAGCGTTGTTATGAAGTAGTAAATCAGATTGTTGATATTATCGGTTATATTGCTACTGAATGGGATGATGAAGGCAATAGTCATAGATGGTTATATACTAGACAGACACCAACAGTAATGGCAGGCAGTCGTTTCCCATATCTTGCACCAAAGATTAAACTTGGTTATGATGAACTTGTAAAAGCTATTAATGAAGCGATTGACAAACAGAGAGACCTAGACGGCGCAACAGTAGTTGATAAACTTGAAAAGAAACAAGAAGAAGAACTTAACTTTGATGAGATACGCGAGGAAGCGCAGCAGATTTGGGCAAAATTAGTAAATGCTGACCCAACTAATGCAGAGCGTGTATTAAAGAAAGTTGAAATGATTTTCGGTAGGAAGCTGAAGTTAAGTGAGATTACCGAAGACCAGAAAGAACCTTTCTTCTTAGTGCTGCTTGAAATGAGAGATATGGTTAAATAGAGTTGAAAAGAGTAGGTTTATCCTACTCTTTTTAAATTTGACTTATTTTTATTTTTGTGGTATAATATAATAAAGAAGAAAGGAGTTTTTATATGGCAAAATGTAGATTATGTAATATTGAAATAGATAAAGAAAAAGACGATTGGGTTATGCCAAGTAAAAACTATTATTATCATAGGCAGTGTTATAAGAATTGGAAAAATGCCCAACCGGAAAATGATGAAGATTATGTTGATTTAATTTACGATTATATCGCGCGCGACCTCAAAGTTGCATACGATTATTGGGTATGCGAAGCACAACGAAAAAAGTTTTTGAAAGAGAAGATGACCAATAAGGGCATCTTATTTGCGTTGAAATATTTTTATGAAGTAAAACACGGCGATTGGGAAAAGGGACATGGAGGAATTGGTATAATTCCTTTTGTATATAATGATTCATGTGCGTACTGGGCCGCGAGAGAGCGTCAATCCGCAGGGACAATCGCAGAGATTGAACGTCAGATGCGCGCGGCCGCAGAAAGAAAGAAAGTTAGCGTTACTAAAAAGACTAAACCTAAATATGAGGTTGACTTTAGTGTATTAGATGATTTGGAGGATGAGGAATAATATGATTTTTCGTAATAGAAGACGTGGTATTAGTTGGAAAACCTATTATAAATCTATTTATCTTCTTCCAACCATTGAAATTAGTCAATTCAAAAATGGTGATATTGTATACTCATGTCAATTTATGTGGTTATGGTTTAATATAGAATTTTATAAAGAGGGTAAGGTTAGAAAATGATAGATAAACGAGATACTCAACAAATACTCGGCTGTCTGATGAAGAAACCGCAGTTATTAAGTGAAATTGATAAATACTCATTTATCTTAACTGATTTTCCTTCAAGATTTGAGCGGTCGATTTTTATGGCAATTAGTGGGTTGTATAGAAATGGAGCGACAAAAATACAACCTATAGATATAGAAAACTTTATAGAACCAGACCAAGTATCAGCAAAGTTATTCAAAGATAAAAATGGAATTGAATATCTGCAAGATATAGTAGAGCTTTCAGAGGTTGAAAACTTTGATTTCTATTACAATCGTTTTAAGATGTTTAATCTACTTAAAGATTTAAAGAAACAAGGTTTTGACATAAGTGAGTTCTATTGTGAAGACTTAACAGACCCGCGCGCCGAAGAAATCAATCAAGGATTTAATATGTTAAGTCCGAAGATGATTACTGATGCGGTAAGACGAAAACTATTAGGAGTCGAAGCTAAATATGAAACAACCGATGAAATAGAAGTTGAATCAGCTTCACATGGTATGAATACGTTGGTTAATGAACTTGGCGCGGCATATGAAATTGGTATGCCGGTACAGGGTGAGATTTTTAATCAAGTAATTGATGGTGCGAAAAAAGGAACATTAACAATTAGGTCGGCTGCATCTGGTGTAGGTAAGACAAGAAATGCGGTGGCCGATGCATGTTATTTAGCTTATCCGATTAGGTATAATAGTACGACCTGTGAATGGGAACAGGTTGGAAATAGTGAGAAGGTTTTATTTATCGTAACCGAGCAGAGATTTAAGGAAGTCAGAACGATGATTTTGGCTTACTTAACAGACATAAATGCAACAAGATTTAAATATGCAGATTTCTCCGATAGGGAGCGCGCGGTCATAACACAAGCGATTGCGTTAATGGAGAAGTATGATAATTTGATTCTTGTAAAAATGCCGAATCCAACAATTGAGTCGGTTAAGACGATTGTAAGAGAGAATTGTATTATATATGATATAGGTTATGTATTTTATGACTATATATTCATTGGACCATCGCTGCTGAATGAGTTTAAGGGCTTTGCATTAAGAAACGATGAGGTATTATTGATGTTCGCGACGGCGCTAAAAGATTTAGCGGTTGA